GGCCGGGCAGTTCGGCGGTGTCCATCGGGTAGAGCCGGTTCGCGTAGACGCGCGCGCCCGTAGTGGTGAGGCCGGTCAATGCAGTGACCAGCGCGCTGCGGATTTGCGTGTGGGTGTGGCTCATGCCTGGCTCATTCCAGTGTCAACCGGGTGATACCAGTGCCGTCCGGCTCGATGGCGCGGACGCTGTAGGCCACGGCGTTGATGGTGACGGTCTGCCCATTGGCCACCGTCGCCAGGTCGGCCGTCTTGGCGACCAGTTCCGGCGCGGTGGACATGACGCCCATCTGCGCGCCGGATGGCTTGGACAAAATGCCGGAGACAACCGCCCCGCTGGCCAGCGTTGCCGACACGTTAGCCAGCGCGCCAAGGCAAGCGGCGTTGATGCTGGTTTCAATGGCGGAAAACGGATTTGTCATGCAGCCAGATTAGGGCGGCGGCGTCAAACTATGCGGCCGGGTTTTTGCCTTTTTGGCAGGCGTAAAAAAACCCGCCGAAGCGGGTTGGGGTTGGGTTGCGTCAAAGATCTACGGATTGGGTTGGTTCTCTATTCATGTTTAGGAAACTTTGCGAATTGATCCAGCGCCAAGCCGCAGCACCGCAGTACCCGCCCCGCTAAACTGCGTGTAGAAATAAACCTGAAACACACCAAGCGCGGCAAATGGCGTGAGCGTAACCCGGCAGCGCATGACGCCAGTAATATCAGCCGTGTATGTCTGGTCGGTTGCCGCGCCAAGCATCAATGCCGCCGGGATAATGCTGTTTACTGCTGTGGATACTCCAGCCACATCATAGGTTGAGTTCATCTGAATGTAGGCGCTGATGTAGTTCAGGTTTTGACCTGAAACTCCTGTCAGGCTGTAGTCGAAAACAATCTCATACTCTCCACCAGGGACAAACTCATCCATAGACACCAGCGTTCCGGATGGCGTGGCGTTGTAGTTTGTGCGGGCGGTAAAGTTGTCACCAGTAACAGCAGCCGTCAGGGTCATCTGCTGGTCGTAGCCTCGCCCGTCTGAACGCGCAACAAGTTTTGACACGCAGGTTTGCGAACCTCCACCACCAGATTCAATTAGCCACGCAGGGTCTCGGCATGTTGATGCCTGAGCGCCATCACATGAGCAGCCTGTGCCGGTCGATGTAGTGCCAGAAGCAGCCCACCCGCCGCTATAGCGGTTTTCATTGCTGATCGCTGATGCCGTTACCGCATGCGCCGTGTCTGCCGGGCTATTGACAAGCGGGCTGACTGCCGATGTTTCCGTGCCGATCAGAGTATTCAGCGCAGCGCCTAGAACAGCCGCACCGTTGACTCCTGGGTGGATGGCATCAGAGGCCGCGTAATAGGCCGCAGTTCCGTAGCCATTGACGCTGGTTTTATCAACGAATAGGCTGTAAGCGTCCAGCAGCTTCATGTTAGGCGTAGATGCGACACGGCGGCGAATCCAGCTATTGACTGCAAGGATAACTTGATTGCGGGCGATTGAATAATAGCTGCCGTGCGTGCTGTTGTGCGGCAGGATCGTAACGGCAATGGTGTTGATCCCTGACGCCAGCAGCCTGCTATAGATTGCGTCAAGGTTTGCCGTAATCGCCGCCGCCGTGTAATTGGTGTTTACGTCATTGATGCCGCCGAACACCGCGCAGCGAGTCGGTGCGTAGTCGATTACATCCGCCTGCACCCGCGCCAGCATCATCGCCGTAGTTTGACCGGCAGCACCGCCGTTGTTAAGCAGACGCCACTTGCCTCCACCCAGCATATTGGCACGCTGAAACCATGATTTTGTGCCAAACAAATCTAGTTTAAGTGCCGTATGCGCGACTGCGCTTGTTTCATCGGCCCCGACTTGTGGAAATGTAAATGTAGTCGTACCAGTGCGGGTGACTACAAATCGCCCATTGAAGGATGAAGTATTGGTTGACTCACGGATTGCAATATTCTGGTTTGTGTTGAAGTTGTGGGCGCTAAGGGTGACAGTTACAACATTATTCAGACGAACCATCGCGCCGATTGCGATTGAGTTAGATGTTATGTTGTTGTTTGCGGTGATTGAATCACCAAGCAGACACCATGTTTCGTCAGATGATTGGTTTAATGGGATAGCACCATCCGGCCCCACCAGCAACGTGTTGCCGGAGGCGTCGGTGGCGTATTCCGCAACATTGCCCAGCGGGCGGCGGCCTCGCGTCAGGTCGTCTACCATTAATCCGCGCAGATTAGGATCGGTCATTTTTTAGCTCACAAGTGGGTTTGGGTGCGCGCTGTGGTCGTAGCGCGATTCGATTTCGTCGGCGGTTGGCAGGCGGTCGTGCGGGGTCATTTCGATGCTGATCTGGCCATCCGCCTGGCGCATGGAGATATCCAGCGTGTCGTAGCCGTACAGCCTTTGCTGTTGCGGATAGAGCGCGTCCATCAGGCTGCTATTTTTCGGGATGGCAATGTCGATATTGCGGGCGGCGGCAACGCCAAGCCAGAATTCAAGACAGGCGCGGCCGCGTTCCGCGTCATGCGCGTTGGGATAGGTGTAGTCGCAGCCGAACAGGCTGATTTTTTCCGCGCCTAGGTGAATCGCCAAGGCCAGCGCATAGGCGGCGGTATTGTTGAAGTAATCGTATTTCAGCGCGCTGATGACTTCCTCAAGCGGGAATTCAACCAGGCCTGGATAATCAGGGTGGGCGCGGCTGGTGTAGATCGGGCCGGGGTGAGTTTTCAGCCAGGTCAGCATGTTGGCAATGTTGGATTCGGGGCGCGCTTCGGCGCGGATTTCCTGAATACGAACATCATCCATGTGAAATACGCGGTCGCAGGTCACCACATCGGCGACGGCATTGATACCCCAGGTTTCATCGTTGAACGCGCGGCGGCTGCCCAGGCGTTTGACAAGGTTGACGTATTCTTCGAGGCTGGGGCCGAGGCCGAGGATCGTGATGTGCAGCGGTTTTTTCAGCGGTTTTTCCATTGTCTCTCACCAGACGGTTAAGGGTGCCGGTGACGGTTCCGGCGTCGGCGGGTGAGCGCCGACCGTGCAGGCGAGTTGCCTGGTTAGGTGCAAGCGCTTACGGGTTGGCGGTCGGTGAAACGCGCGGGCTGTGCAGCAGGGCGGTAATTCCGACCAGTGTTCCGGCCGTTGCGGTGGACTTGATGCCGCACTGGACGTATTTCTTGCTGCCCTTGTAGCCGATACGCTTGGTGACGTTCTTTCCGGTGCCGGAAGTGCGGGCGCCAGCAGCGATGCCGGCCAGTGCTTCGGTGCCAATCAGGTCGGCATCGGCCACGCTGGTCATGCTGCCGGTGGCGTCGCCTTCCTTCACGGTCACCGTGTAAACGGCGGCGGTGGCGGTGATGGTGCCGGCGGCGATCAAGAATTCAACGCCGGAATAACCGGAGCGGTCGATGATCTTGCCAACCTGGCCGGTTCCGGTGGTGCCAATGGCGACCGGGGCGACCGCAACAACGGTGCGGACGTTTTCGTGCATGTGTGCTGTAGGCATTTCGTTTCCTTTCAGTGTTTGGTTTCAGGCTGCCGGATGTCGGCAGCCTGATGTGCCGGTTAGCGCGCGGTTATCGTGTTGCCAGGGCGACCATGCTGGACTTGGTGTTGGCCGAGCCGCTTGCCGGGGTGACCGCAGCGGACAGCCACGGTTGACCACCGACACGGAACGACCAGCGGAAGGCATTCAAGCCTTGGTCGAAATACAGGTGCATGGATACCGCAGCCTGTACGCCGCCGGCCTTGTACGGAGCGAAGTAGCCGCCGGCCAGGTCGGCAAAGATGACATCACCGACGGTGCCCAGCGTGGCGCAGGCTTCAGTGACAACCACCGGGCGGCCCATGATGGTGGCGAAGGTGTTGCCGTTTTCGCCCGGCAGGGTGATGGTCGGGAAGCGCGCACCTGCGGCGATTCCGGCGCCGGCCGATGACTTGAACTCGATGTTCATGCTCATCAGCATTTGTAGGGTGTCGCTGTTGCACAGCCAGACCGAGCGGCCGGGATTCATCTGGCGGGCGTAGGCCTTGAGGATGTTTGCGCCGACGATGGTGGCGGCGGCCTGGGTGCTTTCCTTGGCGACCGAGACCAGACAGCCGGCTTTCAGGATGCCGAGGGGCTGGCCATTGCCGCTACCGTTTATGATGGCGTTGGTGATGGCGTAGTCCATTTTCGCGGCTGACTTGTCGTTAAGATAGCGCTCGATCATCGGCGCGTCTTCGAGCAGTTCTTCGGTCATCGGGACGAAGGCATAGAGCTTGTGCAGCGGAACCTGCATTTCTTTCAGGTTCGGCTTGCTTGCCGTGTAGGTGCCGGCCTCGTTGGCCCAATAGACCTGAATGCCACCACTGGCGGCCCAGGGCGCGTCTTCGTCGGTCGGTAGAATCACGCGGTTGGATCCGGTCGGCATGCTGTCGCACATCGACAGGATGGATTGTTCGGCGGTGATCAGGCTTGCGATGCGGTCGCTGTACTCGGGCGGGACGGCGAAACCGCCTTCAGAGCCGGTGCTTTCGTTGCCGAAGGTGGTCGCAGCGGCCTGGAAGCCGGCGGACGCGCCACCCAGGCGGATATCGGTGCTTTGCGGGCGTACAGCCGAGGCATGCACGGCATGCGCGAACTCGCCGAAGGACTTGAAGCCTTGGGTTTTCGGGTTTTCGTTGCTGTCGGCGCGCGCGCCCTGGCCATAAGCGGCGTGCGCCGGGCCGGTAGAGGCGGCGGCAAGCAGTTTGGCGTTGAGCTGGTCTTGGGTCCAGCCTTCGGACACAGCCTGCATGGCGAGCGCTTCGCCGCCGAACTTGGCGTAGGCGCGGCCGGTTTCGATCAGGGCGCTGTTGCGTGCGTTGATGCTGGCCTGGATGGCGGCGGTATCGGGTGCAGCCGCCTGGGATTGGTTCAATTCGGGCATGGTTTTTTCCTTTTCAGGGGTGATTGCGGCGGCGGCCGCAGGAGATTCCGCGACGACTGCCGTGGCGGTCGGTTTGGATTTGCGCGCGGCCCAGAATCCAGGCTGCGTTTGTTCGGAGGCACTGGCGGCAATCGCCAGCGCGGGGGTCAGCGTGGTGCAGAATCCTTCGGCGACGGCTTCGGCGGCGGTGTACCAGTGGTCGACGCCATCGGTCAGCAGTGCCAGGCATTCCTCGATAGGCTTGCCGCTGCGCGCGGCGTAACTGGTGCTCATGGCGGCGGCCATCTTGTCGAGCACATCGGCGTATTCGCGCATCTCGACCGCATTGCCCATGATGCCGCCCCAGGGGGCGTGCACCATCAGCATGGCGTTTTCGGCGATCTCGACTTCATCGCCGGCCATCGCGATCAGGCTGGCGATGGACAGAGCGACGCCATCGATGGCGCAAGTGACGCTGGCCTTATGGCGTTTCAGCGCGTTGTAGATGGCGAGGCCATCGCTGACGCTGCCGCCATAGCTGTTGATGCGTACCGTGAGGCTGTCCACATCCAGCGCGTTGATCTCGCCAACGAAGTTCTGCGCAGTGGTGGTTTCATCCCACCAGCTCTTGCCAATGTCGCCATAAATGAAGACTTCGGCGGATTTCTTGCCGGCGGCGCGCGGGTCATTCTCCGCGCGGGCCTTGATGTCATACCACTTCATCTTGTGGCTCCGGTTGTGCCGCAGGCTGTTGCGTTGGCGGCGTGAGTTGATCGAGGTCAATGCCGTAACTGGCGGCCAGCGCTTTGTCGGCCTGAATTTCGGCTAGCAGGTCTTCCAGGTCGATGCCCTGTTCGGCCATGACGCGGCGATGGCTGGTCAGCCTGGCGCCGATGGCGAGGATCTTGGCGTCGAGGTCTTTCTTCGGGTCGACCCATTCCCAGCGGCGGGCTTGGAATGTTGGGCTGTTGAACTTGTCGTACTTGCCGGCCGGCAGGTAGCTAAGCGGCTTGAACGGCGACAGCAGCGCCATCATCAGCCAGTCTGCGTACAGGTCTTGCGACAGGCTTTCGATGGCCCAGCCCTGCAGAATCTTCCACATGTCGTGTTCTTGCAGCGTGCCGGCGCGGATGCTGCTGAAATTGACTTGTGACAGGTCGCCGGTGAGGCTGTGATACTCGACGCCGAATCCGGTGGAGACGCCACGCAAGGCGGCGAGCACGAAGGGGCCGTAAGCGTCGCTCGGGTAATTGGGGTCGAACTGCGCGATCTTGGCGCCACGCGGCAGGATGTCGATTGATCCTTTCTGGCTGTTGAAGTACAGCGGGCCGGTTTCGTCGCCGTTGTCTCCGGGCAGCGCGCCATCAGCCACGGAGTCGGCGACCATGCCTTCCGGGTCTTCCAGCAGCATCGCCTTATCGGCGCCAATGCGGGCGGCGATGAGGGCGGATTCGTCGAACTCGCCCAACTGGTAAAGCCGGCTCATGGCGGCGTGCATCCAGGGGATGCCGCGCACCTGGCCGGCGCGGGTGGGTAGGAAGTGCAGCTTGATCTGGTCGGCGCTGTAGCGCACACGCTCGCCGCGCTTGCTGCCGGCGATGTCGCCCGGATGCCGGGTATGCAGATGGTAGGCGATGGCCTGTCCGCTGGGCGCAAGTTCAACGCCCATGATGATGCGCGTGCCATCGGCGCGGTCTTCGTTGTACGTCTCATCCAGCCAATCTGCTTCGAGCAGTTGGTAGCGACGCCCCCAGCGGCTTTTCTTGTCGTCGATTTTCTTGACCAGCACTTCGCCATCGCGGGCGACGGTGCGAATGAACAGGCGCTCAAACGAGGCGCGGCTGAGCAGGTGCGTGGCGTCGTAGTTGCCGGCTTGGGAAAACTTGAAATACTCGCGCTCAATGATGCGGTTGGCGGCGGTGTCGGAAATGACGCGGCCATCGGGCGCGATTTCCTCGACGCGGCTTTGCACGGTAATGCCGTCCGGGCCGATGATGTTTGTCTCGCACAGGCCAAGGAATTTCTTGGCGTAAGGGTCGTCGCGTTCCAGCGTGCGCGAACGGGCGCGCATGGTGGTCAGCGAGTAGCGCAGCGCGCGGTTGGCATCGGCCTGGCTGCTGTTCCAGCGGGCGGTGGTGCGCTCGACGTTGCCGGACTTGTATTCGCCGGAAGCTTTGAACGACTTGAGCACGCGCGGCGGCCGGGTGGCGAGTTGCGCGATCTGGTTCCAGGTTTCCAGCCGGCGCGGCGCGGCAGGCGCGCGACGCTGGGCGATAACGCGCACCGGGCCGAGGGTCACTTCATCGAGTTGGATCGCGGTTTGCATCAGCCCACCATCACGATACGGTTGCGCCCGGCGCCGCCATTGGCGCGGCGTTCCTTGTCTTCTTCGGCGCGCACTTCAAGGCGGAATTGAGTGCGGATTTGCATCAGGCGATCCTTATCGCGGCCGATGTTGCGGTCGCCAGTGCCGGCGCTGATCAGGTCGAGCTGGTCGCCAGTTGCGCGTGATTCGAGCGCGGCTTCGATGGCATCCAGCATGCGGCGGGCGAACGTGCGGCCATCACTGACGGCGGCGGCGGAGACGTTGGGCAGAATCTGGCAGCGTCCGGCGTCAACCTGATGCCGTTCGGTGGCAGATTCGACAAACGCGGTCCAGTCGTACCAGCCGGCGGTTTTTCCGGTGCTGGCCTTGGCGACGCTGATGGCGTAGTCGCTGCCATTGGCGGTGGCGACGATGTCGAAGTAGGCCGTGGCGTTGCGGAAATAATAGGTCAGCGTCCAGGCGGTTGCCGGGTAGTCGGCAAGCTGGCGCGACCAGGCCCAGGTATCGCCGGCACGCAGTGAGGTCGGTTCGGTGGTCGCAATTTCCATGCGGCCAGATTAGGGCGGCCCCGTCAAACTATGCGGCCGGGTTTTTGCCTTTCTTGAGGTGGTGCGATACCAGTTGCCGGCTGATGCCGAAGCGGGTGCAGATGACGCCGCGCGGCAGTGTGCGCGCCGCCTGGCGGATGGCCTCGCCGCGTTCCGGGTCTTTGCGCGAATCGGCCGGCGGGATGTAAATCCGATCACCGCCATAACTGCGCCGCAGTTGTTGCTCCAACTGCATCGCCACTTCGTCGCTGAACGTGTGGCCTGATTGCGCCGCGCAGTCGCACATGAACTTCATGATCTCGCGCAAGGTGGCCATTTTATCTCCGGGCGATGCCGCGCGGCAGGGCGCGGTGATGATGTAGCGGCGGCAGGATGGCGGCGACTGGCGTTTGCGCGATCTGGCCAGTGTCAACGGCGCGTTCCAGTTCTTCCGCCTTGCGTTTCCACCAGGCCGGATTTGGTGCGAAGCCATCGCGGGTGTGGCGCATGCCGATCAAGATGGCTTTGTGGTGGCCGATGGCCCAGGCGTAGTCGAGCGTGTCGATGGGTTCATTGCGTTTGTAGCGGGCGCCGGGTTTCTGCACAAAGCGGCGCTTGGCCGGGTCGTAGACTTCGGACAGCAGACCGTCGAAATAGTCGCTCGGCAGGCCGCCTGGGAAGATGAAGGTGCGCTCATCCTCGGCACGTTCCATGTCGGCGGCGAGCTGGCCATAGATCCATTGTTTGTTGTATTCGGTGCCGACGTTCCACACGCCATAGGCATCGCGGTAGACCTTGCCCTTGCGCGATTTGTCGGCATCGCTGGCGGCCTGCGCGATGGGGCGGTTGATGCGGGTGGTGGCGCCCTGCACGGCATAGACCGGAACGCGCAGGCTGTGCCGGGTAACAAAGGCGCGCACTTCCTGGCTGCGGTGGCCGCGACTATCGATGCCGCCGGCGCTGATCTTGATCTGCCGCCCGTAGGCGTTGATCAGCGGAAGGTGCAGGTAGGCTTCCAGTTCGTCCCATAGTTCGACGTGCGTGGTGTCTTTTTGCGCGACGCGAATCTCGTGCCAGTCCAGTATCCACAGGCGCGGCGGACCATCTTCGCGCAGCGGCGCGCCCCAGCCGAGCAGCGTGACGGCGAGCCATTCGTCCTGCGTGTCGATGCCGGCGGTGATTGCCAACACGCCGGGCGGAATGTCGCGCAGGTCGTGCGCGCCCATGCGGCGGGCGAGGTCGTGTGGCTTGAGTTTGCTGGTCTGGTCTTCCCAGGTCTCGCCCAGGTTCTGGTTGACGAATGTTTTCAGCGTGCCGGGGTCTTGCTTGGCAATGAGGAATTCCTGCGCCAGCGAAAGCCAGGAGGGGCCGAGGCCAATGGGCGCGGTCAGCGCGGTGATCTGGTAGCCGCGCCGAGTGACAATCTCGGGCATGTCCGGCACCCAGATGCCATCGCGCAACATGCCGGGCTTGTGGTTTTCTCCGATGCCCTTGCCGCATTGCTCGCATTCGTATTCCGCCCAGGCCGGCACGGCGTGCGATTGGTCCCATTTGAGGTTGCCCCAGCGCAGTTGTTGCACATGGCCGCAGTGCGGGCACGGCACGCGGTAGCGGCGCTGATCTGTGCGCAGGAAACCGCGCTCGATCAGGCTGGCCTCTTTGATGGTTGGCGTGCTGATGAAGCCGATCTTGTGCGTGCTGGGGAAAGTTC